TTAGATGAAGCTGCTTTAACTAAATTAATAAACTTGAATAAATAGTTTAAAATAAATTTGGTTATTTAATTTTCTTAAATTAATATTGCATTATGGAATTAGAAGTAAAAAAAGTTTTAGACCCACTTAAAGTTGATAGGACTAAGTTATATACTCAAAAAGAGTATGCTAATAAAGTTGGGTTATCAGAAGCAAGGATTTCACAAAAAGTAAAGTCAAAAGAAATAAAAACCATTGAAATAAATGGTGGTACGTTAATCTATGAAGATTAACATTTTTTTTCTAATATATTTTAAGAAACTTAAATAAATCTGATAATGCCAGTAGAAAGAATTAACGAAGTAAGATTATTTGATTGTGGTACAAATAAAATAAATGTTTTGGTTGATGAAGAAAACCACAAAGCATTTTTTGAGATACTTGGTACTTGTAGTTGGAATGGAAATATTTTTTTTACCATAAATAAGCAATATTGGGATGTTTTAAAAAAGTTTTTAGATAATAATCTTAGAGATAGTTTTTTTATTAATATTGAACCTATAAATTAATATTTAGTATAAATGGTAGGACACATAAAAATAGATAGGAAAATACTTAATTGGGAATGGTATAGTGATTATAAAATGGTACACTTGTTTTTACACCTATTAATTAAGGCAAATTGGACAGATGGTAAGTGGCGTGGGAGGATTATAAAAAGAGGACAATATATGACAAGTGTTGCTACATTAAGCGGAAATACAGGGCTTACAATTTCTCAAATTCGCACTTGTTTGAATAAATTACAGACAACAGGCGAAATAGCAAACGAAATAACAAACTCAAATACTCTTATAACTATCTGTAAATATGATATTTATCAATCAGAAAAAAATAATAATAGCAAACAAAATGACACACAACTTGACAAGCGAGATAGCACGCCAAATGACACGCCAAATAGCAACAATATAAGAAAACAAGAAGATAAGAAAACAAGTTTTATAAATATGCCTACGGTTGATTGCCTAAACGGATTGCCTGAAATTAAAATAGGTTCGGTTATTCAACTATTTAAAATAACAAAACAAACTGATATTTCAAAACAAGAAGTTAATGGGTTATGGGAAATATTTAAAATACAAAATCTAACAGGTAAAAAATACTATGCAGACGAAGATGCCGTTTATTCTCATTTTATAAATTGGTCAAAAAATCAAAACATACAATCAAATGGAACAGGAAATAATAAAGGTAATGTCAAACTTAGTCCAAGTGCAGGGAGAGCAATTGCCAATAGAGACTATTAAAGTTAATACAGATAGGGCTATAAATGCTTTAAATGATAAAATGATACAAGATTGCACGGAAGACGAAGTGAAGTCTAAATTAAAACTAATTTACTCAATGGTAGGGTTACGCCCCAATAATTATCCTCAAGACCAAGAAAAAATTGATTTACACCATTATATTTTTTTAAAGTATGGAAAAAAAACTTTAAGCGAATTTGTATTAGCTTTTGACTTAGCAATAAATAATGAATTAGATTTATCAAAAGATGATGTTAAAGTTTATGACCAATTTACAATAGCTTACTTAGCATCAATAATGGCTGCTTATAAAAAATGGCTTTATGAACAAAGTAAAAAGGTTGTTTTTAATAAAAATACTTTAGTAATAGAGGAGAAAAAAGAAATAACCGATATTGAGTGGAATGAATGGTTAGATGATATGAAAAAATATTCATTAGAATTAATCCCAATTGGAGCTTATGATTATTTAATAAAAAACGGTAAAATAAATCCAAGCGTAAAAGAAAAAAAAGATTGTATTTTAAAAGCTATTCCAATTTATATAAAAAGTATAGAAGATGATATAAGACTTACAAATGAATTTATTTCACAAAAAAACGAAGGTGTTATAGAAGTTAAGCATAAATCACATTTAATAAATATTTCAAAAAAAATATTAGTAAAATCTTTTTTAGAAAATAATGAATAATGAATTAATAGATTTTTTAGTGCCGAAGTATGTTGATTATTTTTATAAAAATAACAATTACTTTATAATAAAAGGAGGTGTATGTTGTTACTTACTAAATATTTTATATAGAAGATTTATTAATGATAAAGAGATAAAGCCAATAGAAGAAATACCTATTGAAATAAAAACTAACTATTGGAATTTAGCTTGCGAGTTTAAAGAAGATAAAGAAGAAAGAATATTATGCAGTAAAGCAATTTATACACTTGATGTAATAACTAATACTTATGCTGGAGAATAATAAAAAAGTATATGATGCTTTTGTAGGTAATCCATACTCAATGATAAGATGTGAGTTTTACATGGAAGATAAATTAGTTTATGAATTTGAATGTAAGGTGTGGGAAGCAATAGATAAAGCAACTAAATTCATAAATGAAAATGATAATGTGGTAATGTATTTTTTTAAAATGAGTAAATTAAGTTTAATAGATTTATGAGTAAAGAAAAATTTGAAGATAATAATTACTATTTAGCAAAAGGTTTGTATCATATACAAATAGCAAAAGATTATTATGAGATGTTAAGAATAGATGCTAAGTACAATTCAAAAGATTTTTTAAATAATTGGATAAATAAACTAAACTTTTTAACTAATGATGTGCTTACAAGACTTTCAAAAGAAAATGCAGATTGGTTTAGAAACGAAGTAGTAAAAGGAGATAATATTTTCTTTGATGCAGTTGCAGAAAAATTAATGCACTTAAACCCACAACAGAAACAACAAATAGAATTAATAATAAACGGAATGGTTGCCGGAGAAGAAATAAAATTTGTAACAGAAAATAATTATTAATATTAAAAACTTAAAATCATGCAAATTCCAAAACCAAAAAATCAATGGGCATTAGCGGTTTATCTTTTAGCAGAAAATAAACATACTGGATTAACAGTAGCAGGCGCAACTAAATCTGATTTATTCTACAAGTTTAGTAATAGAATTAATGAAGTGGAGAATGGTAGAGAAAAAGACTTAAAATTACAAAAATTAAGAATGAAGTTTAAGAATAGATTTAATCATAGTGGAAGCCATATTAACTACAAGTCATTAGCCCATACAAAATATCTATACAACTTAATTGAAAAACTAAATAGAGAAGGTAGTAATGCAATAAACTATCCAAAGTGTAATGCAAAAAAAGATTAAAAATAACAAATGAATTGTTTAGTATTTGCTTTAAGAGTATGGAGTAGAGATAATGATTATAAAATATGGTATAACTCCAATCATTGTATAAACTTACCAAGTGGTTCAAGTGCTGTAGGATTTTTACCAGCAGAAGAATTTGGATATAATTATTTTATAAATGCTTTTAAAGATATACTTAAAGAGGACGATATAAAAAGGTTAAAAAAATACTTTGACAAATGATAGAAGATTTAATAAAAAGAATGGAGTTGATTCTTACTAAAAAAGGTATTCCATATTTGTACAAAAGTAGATTTGAATACGAAACTGAATTGCGTAAAAAAATATCTTACATCAAAAAGAAAGAAAAAATAAAATAATGCACATTTTAAATAAAATAGAATACAAAGGTTTTATAATAGCACAACAAAAAGCACCTGATGGAGTTTGTTTTTATTCTATTTTAAGTGATGGTATAAAAACTGCAAACCAACTATATTCTGAAAAAGCAGCAAAGACAGTTATTGACACTTACTTAAACTCTCTTCAAAGAATAAAATAATGGAAAACGAAAACAACAAAGTAGAACAATACTCAAAACTACTAAAAGGCCATGACTGGTATTACAACCAATCTGACGACCATAGATGGTATGAGCAAGGAAGCCATCAACACAAAGAAATAATGAAACTAAGGCAAGAAATAAATTTATCTCATAATGGATTAGGAGATGTACTTTATAAGCAAGCAAGTCCGTTTGAAAAATAAATTTCAATAGTTTGCTTATTCAAAATAATTTATTATCTTTGTTTTAACGTTCAGGGCTTGCCGCAGGGCTGGTGGATATAATTGTCCGACTGTAACTAAAGTTGATAGTTTTTTGAAGATAAATGTAACAAGTAAAAGCCGATTAGGGTTGTGTCTGCCGAAACAAATGCTGATAATGGACTAATAGCACAAGTTGCTTACGTCCGCCAGCCTTGCGACAAACCCAATGTTGGCAGCAGTACTATTACATACGTCAAATGGAGTGCATATAAGTAAAAAGATACTTTTACCCACATTATTACCAATGATAAAAAAATAGTTGGTTATTAAAATTCAAGTCTATATTTTGCAGTATAATCAAAAAATTAAGGTCAAGTAGAAAACTACCTGACCTTCTATCAGGGAACATAAAAGATGGTCATTTTCGGAAGGTTTATAAAAACGGTCGTCACCGACTTCCTTAGATACTTACTCTTAATAATGTTACTGATTACTTTTAAAATGACCATCCGAAAGGGTGGTCATTCGTATTAGCAGCAAATATAATATTAACAATTAGTAAATATCTAATAGGTTTTTCCACAGTGTTTGGGGGTAAAAGTGAATGTTTTTTGGTATTATTTTGCCCTTATCTTTGCACTCCAAAATTAAAATTACACTTCAACTTAGTTAAGGTTTAACATAGTTCAAATTGTCCAACCTAAAGGCAGTAAAACCATTGAAGGTTGAACTATAATGAAATTCAGTTTTTTTAAATGGGGGTATAAGAATGGTTGGGAAACAAACGTCCGTCTAAGCAAATTCAGTTTACGAATTGCCAGACACCAATTTGCTCTTTGGATAAACAGTAACCCCCTATTTAATTTACTTTTTTAAGGACACTCTGGAAGGCTAAGTAAATTATTGGGGTCAACACCATCGTTTTCGGTTTTTATGTACTTATTACCATTGTTAGTAGAAACAATAACATTTACTTCTCTTAGGTTAACGCTTACATAAAAAGCATACTTACCGTTTTCAATGTGTGTAATTGCGTCAGGCTGCGACATTTTCCACCGAGTACCATCTGGATTAACGCCTCCAATGTACTGAATCCTGTCATGTGGACTTTGGCGATTTGTTTTGTTGATGCAACTGATTTTAACTCTTTGTGCCATCTTTTTCTTTTTTTTAATTATATAATATAGCCGCATCCCGTCTCACCGGGGGCGGCTTTTTCAAAGTTAGTATTTTTTAGTAAAAAATTGCCAAAAACTTTAGTTTTTGAAGTGGTGCGGTTTGAAATTAATCCTTTTTATTCTGTGCCTTTTTGAGCAAATGCTTATGAACTATATCAAGAACCTTTATTTTATCTTGTGTTGTTATTTTCTTCATTACTGATTTGACAGCCAACTCTTTTATTAACTTTTCCTTCTGTTCTTTAGGTAGGTTGTTTATTCTGTCCTTAAATTCTTTTTTCATGGATGGTTTATTAAAAATCTAATCCCATTGGATTATCTATATAACCCTTCTTTTTTTCTGCTTCTTTTAGTACCGTTTTTGATGTCGGTAGATTAAAATACGCTCCATCAAATATTTCCTGAACTGAAATAACTTGTATTTTTTGAAAAGTATGATTAATTATTTCGTTTGTATAAGTTCCATATTTTTTACTCTCCTTTACTAAGTTTGGCATGGGATATAATGTAATAAGGAAACCCATAACTGCTTTTTCTCTTTCCATCGTACCATTCAAATCTCTAATTACGTAAGGCGATAATGTTTTATCAGATTTTGAACTAAAAATAACTCGCTTGTTTTCTATTTTTGAAGTTTCATTTTTATCTATAATAAATGCGATACCGTCTATTCCGCCATCACCACCCTTCTTTTCATTTATTATAGCCTTGTTATTAGAATATGATAAAATTGACCACTTCTCAAATTCTTTTCGTGTCCTGTCGTCTTTTTTGTGTGCTAACATTTCCGCTGTTTCAAAATCTTTTGGTACACCAGTTAATACTATTTCATCAAGAGTTTTTTTATCAAAATGTTCATCTATTCTTTTAAGGATCAATCCAATACTTTGATAGGTTATATCAATTCCTATCCATTTTCTATTTAACGCTTGTGAAACTGCAACTGTAGTACCACATCCGCAGTAGGCATCTAATACAATATCTCCTTCATTGGTACTTGCTTTAATTATCCTTTCCAATAATCCCTCTGGCTTTTGTGTTGGATACCCTAATCTTTCTTTATCCTTAGTTGATAGCCATCGCACATCTTCATCTATCCCCATAGTTGTATTAAATACAGCACCACTTGTATAAGGCTGGTATGCCCATATATCAGGTAACGGTTGCCCGTCTGTATTTTTTAAATATCTTTCATAAACAGGCCATGCTTCACCCGGTTTTATTGTAATACAACCCAATTCAAATAATCTGTCAAGTTTTTGGTGTTGTGTCAATTCGCTTAAATCTTCTCCAATCTCGGCTAAATCATCTACCAAAGCACCAGGTATTGCCCAATGTCGCCCTTTAGCCGTAGGGTTAAATCCTTTCCATTCTTTTCCACTTTCTCCACCTCTTATGCCTGACCCTGTTAAAACATTTCCGTAGTAGTCTGTTTTATATCCCGTAGCATCTTTAATAAAATTATCTTTTATATGCCCAACCATATATGGCTTTTTGAGGTTATTCCAAGTATATTTATCTGTCTTTGTGTAAAAAAATATTACATCGTGAATTGGGCCATATCTTACTACTTTATTATGTTGACCAGTCCTTCTCCAAATTATTTCATTTTGGTATTCACCTTTTCTTCCGGCACAGAATAAACTATCTATAATTATTTTTAAATAATGACTTGCTGTTGGGTCGCAATGAAGATAAAAACTACCTGTTGGTTTTAATACTCTGTAGATATGCGCTATCCTTTCTGTCATGTGTACTAAATAGGAAAGTAATGAACCCTTTTTTAATACTTTTTCTAATCCTATTATAAGCTCTATACTCTGTACAGTAAAAACATTGCCTTCATTTGAGTATATTTCACTTAAACCGCTTTCGGCAGCATCATCCCAAGTCCATGTATCAATAAATGCTTGTGCTTGTGCTTGGTCTTCTTTTCCTATGTTATTATATATTTGATTGTATGACCTTTTGGAATTGAATGGTGGGTCAATATAACACAAATCAACAGTGTCATCTTTTATGTACTTTTTTAGAACGGCTAAATTGTCGCCATAAAATAATTTATTCATGTCATTATAAAATTTGGGTGTAGCAAAGATGGTGGTTTTTTGCTTACTGTGTCCAACCCAATACAACCTACAACCAAAAGCCAACCATACTGTCCACCACTAAAAGCCAATAAAAAACAAACACACTTACCCAATAAAGATGTCCTACAACAAAGCCACAAATTTTAAAAACTTTAAGCATTGGTATTGATGCCAACACAGTATTTGCGAAGGGAACGCATTAATAATGCAAAAAGCCTAACATAGGTGTCCGGCGTTACTTTTGCAAATACTTTATTAAAACATTTTTTTGTTTCATAAATAACTCATATTTTTGACTTCTAAAAAAGCTACAATCACAATAAACAAAAATTATAACAAAAAACATTGCCGCTGCACCCACGCTAAAAACTTGATTGTAGCGATTAATTATTTTTAGTAGCAGCGGCATTAATTAAAATTTAGTATGCAAAAAGTAATATCTGACGGTTCAAAAGCTATGGATAAGATTAAAGATGGGATTGATTTATTAGCCAATCCAGTTAAAAGTACCATAAGCCCAAATGGTAGAACTGTAATTATTAATCGTTCTGAAATAAGAGATTATAATACAGTTTACGCACCAATAGAGGTAACAAAAGACGGGTATAAAATAGCTATGAATATTTCATCTCCAGATGCCGAAATTCAAACAGGCGTATTAATGATACAAGAGGCCGCAAAAAAACAAATGGTTGATGCTGGAGATGGTACAAGTACAGTATGTTTGCTTACACAGGCATTATTGGATGGTGGATTAAAATTAATAGAAAGCGGAGTGAGTCATATTGAAGTATCAAAAGGAATTAATATGGCGGTAGCTTATGTAGTTGATGAACTTAAAAAAATGGCTATTCCTATTGATGGGGATGTAGAAAAGATTAGGCAGGTGGCAACGGTATGTAGTAATAACGATAAAGAGATTGGCGATTTAATTGCACAAGCATTTGAGAAAATAGGCGTAGATGGTGTTATTAATATTGAAGAAGCTAAGGGTAGAGAAACAACTATAAAAACGTATGATGGTATTAAATTTGGGCAAGGGTGGGCAAGTCAATTCTTTGTAACAAATTTTCAAAAATTAGAAGCAGTTTTAGAAGAGCCATTTATTTTAATTTATGATAAGCCAATTACTCAATTAGAAGATAAGCAGCATGGTGGTGGGATTATGCCTTTGTTGCAAAAAGTAGCAAACCATAATACTACAACTGGTAAACCAAAACCATTAATGATATTTTGTGATGATGTAGATGGAGAGGCATTGGCTACTCTTGCGGCAAATACACAAAAAGGCACTTTCCAATCTTGTGTAGTAAATATGCGTTGGTTGGGAGAAAAGAAAATAGAGTTTTTAGAGGATATTGCAATGGCTACAGGAGGTAAATTAATTAGTGCATTAAAGGGAGATAGTAAATTAGAGAAAGTAGAGTTAAGCGAATTGGGTCAGTGCAAAAGAATTGTAGTTGGCAAAGAAGAAACCGTAATTATTGAGGGGTATAAAAATGCCGCTAAATTTGAACCTTTTGTAGAAAATTTAAAAACAATTGAAGAAGCGGAACAAGATACAGAATTAAAAGACTTGTTAAAAAAGCGTATAGCAAGATTAAAAGGCAGTGTAGCTATACTTTCTGTTGGTGCTACTACAGAGGTTGAAATGAAAGAAAAGAAAGATAGGGTAGATGATGCAGTTAGGGCTACAAGGAGTGCAATTGAAGAAGGCGTGGTTTGTGGTGGGGGTACAGCATTTTTAAGAGTGCCATTACCAATAGTAAAAGAAGATAACGATAGTGGTATTATGAAGGGTTATAATGTTGTTTTCGATACAATTGAAAAATCATTAGAGCAAGTATGTATTAATTCAGTGGTTAATTTTGAAGAAATAAAAAAATCTATAATAGCTAGTGATAAAAATTATGGGTATAATGCTAAGATTGGCGTTTTAGAAGATTTATTAAAAGCAGGCATTATAGAACCAGTAAAAAGCAATAGGTGTGCTTTGCAAAATGCAGCTTCGGTTGTAACACAAATATTAAACTCACAATTCACAATTACAGATACATTTTAATTATGCCACTAAAAGCAACAAACGATAACGTACTTGTAGTAAGAGATGAAGCTACAAGTGAATTAAATGGGTTATTTATACCCGATGAAGCTAAAAAAAAGATGCCCAAAGGAGAGATTAAAACAGCAGGCATTTTAGTTTCCGATAAATCAATTGCAGTAGGTAAAACAGCCGTATTTAATAAAAGTGCAGGGTTTGAGATTAGTGAAGATGGCGTAGATTACTTAGTATTAACTCAAAGAGATATTATTGCTATTGTATGATAGGGGCAAACAACAAGATATTAGTTTCAGTAGATATAAGCCAAAAAGAAAAGATTAGTCTTAATGGTAATGACTTTTACACATCTAAGGAATTTAGTCATAATAGAAGGGAGAGTAACCCTACTTTATGCAAAGTAGTTAATGGAAATACTTATATTTCACATGGAACATATCTGATTGTACACCATAACAGATTTGTAGAACATAGTCCTCACCATGTAGTAGATAATATTTACAGTTTAGAATGGAACGAAAGCATATTTGCCAAATTAGATGAAAATGGTGATGCTTATTCTGTATGTGATAATATTATAGTTGACTATGTTTTTGAAGAAAATTTACTATTACCCGAACAACAAAGAAAGCCACATAAAAACAAGTATAAGGTAAAAAGAAAAGGGTTTGGATTTAATGAAGGGCAGTATGTATTTGCTTATGATTTTGCCAATTATGAAATAGTTTATGTGTGGAAAGGAGTAGAGAAAAGGGTAGTTAAGTTAGTAAAAAGAGATATAGTGGCAAAGGTTGTAAATTAATTTTTAGCATATTACAAAATAAATTGTAATTTTATTGCCAAATATTCAATATGGCGACAAGTGATTCTACTCAACCGCAAGAAAAATTTACAGATGTTTTAAAAAGCATCCAATTTGAAGACCCTCAAGAAGTAGCTAAAAAAGAAACTGGCTTAAAAATAGGCAGGGAAATTTACAAGCTACAAATAGGAAATAATGGAGTTGATTCATTAGGGTTCTTTACAAGAAGAAATATTAAGTTTAAGGAATTAGAAGATTGGAGTTTAGGCAAACAGGATATGACACAGTTTTTGCCTTTTATGAACATTGTAGATGCCAATAAATCTTACGCACAAATAGATATGACACCTCCTGCAATTGGGGCTCAATTTGTAGGAACAAAAGTAGAAAGCATAGCTAAAAATGTAGAATATCCATGTGTTACAGCTATTGACGATGAAAGTTTAAAAGAAAAAGACGATAGATTTTGGGATGCTATGCACCGAATGAAGGAAGTTGAAACTATCAATGATATTCAACAGCAAACAGGAGTTCAATTAGAGCCATCAAATGTTTATGTGCCAAATGACGAACAATCAGCAAAAATATATTTTGAATTAGAAGATAGGCTACCAAAGGAAATTAGGTTTGAAACATTATTAAGCGATACTCTTATAGAAAATGATTATGAAAGAGTTATAAAACCTGCAATGATAAGGGATAATGTCGTTTTTGGAATTGAGTGTACACAAGTAGAAAAAGTTAAAGACAGAACATACACTCTTAATCGTATAATGCCTAAAACAGTTTTTTACAACTTCTTTGCAAGCGATACAGGTAAAACCGAATTAACGCACATAGGAAGACCTTGCAACTTAAAAATTTCAGATGTTAGGAAAAAATGGAGTAATACTGTAATTAAAGGCGGCTTAAACGAAAAAGAAATATTTGAATTTGCAAGAAAGTCATCTCAAAATAATCCAATACCAAGAGCAGGATGGAATCATCAATTTGGATTTCAATATAACGAATATACTGGCAGCACTCCGTGGGATGATGATAGTTGTTTTGTAATTGATTTTGAAATAAAAATTTTAGAAGATGAATATTTTGTAACTAAAAAAGATAGTTACGGTAAAGAAAACGTAAGCCCTAAAAATGGCATACCTAAGCCACAATCTGAAACAGCCGTTATTCAAAAAAAGAAAAAAGAAAGATGGTATAGATGTGTTTATTCTCCTTATGCAGATATGGTTATTTATTGGGGTAAGCCCGATTTAACTATTTTAGATTATACTAATACAGAGCAATCATTTTGCAGCTATTCAATAAATATACCTAATAATAATGGAGAGTATGCACCATCATTGTTTAGTAGGGCTTTAGAACCATTAAAGGAGTATGTACTTACTAAATTAAAGCGTAAGTTATTATTAAGTAAACTTTCTCCAGCAAGATATAAAGTGAATATAGAGGCAGCAAGAAATGTAGTAGATGGTACAGGTAAAACTTACGCTTGGGAGGAATTATTACAAATTAAAGATACTACTGGTGTTGAATTAGAGGCTGGAGTTGGGCTTGACCCATTAACGCCTAGCCAATCAACATTTTCAGCAGCTACACAAGACCCTACATTACAAAATATTTTAGGGTTGTCTCAATTGCTAGATAATATTGGAGCGGAAATCAGAGTACTATTAGGAACTCCAATTTACTTAGATGGTAGTGATGTTGGAGAACGTACAGCAGCAAGATTAGCAGAGGGTCAAAGTGCAGGTAGTTTTAATGTAACAGGGTTTATACCAAATGGGCATAATCAAGTAATGGAAGAAACATTGCATAAGATTTGCTTATTGCATTGGCAGGATATTGTTACCGATAAAAAAGAAAGTGAAAACGACTTAATAAATACGAGGTTTAAGATTGGTGTAAAAATGAAAATGAGTGATTATGAGAAAGAGGTAATGAAGCAAAGAATTGACAAATGGAGCAGTACAATAGGTGGGGATGGTAAGCCTTTGTTATCTCCAAAAGATGCTTTTATAATTGAACAAATAGATAATTATAAATTGGCTGCACTGTATCTTGCGAATGTGATAAAAGAGAATGAGGAAAAAGCCGAAAAGAAAAAGATGCAAGATACCGACTACACCATAAAAGCGCAAACCGAAAGTAATAGACAAACAGCAGAAAACGCAAAGGCATTGCAAGATGAAAAATTAGCATTAGATAGAGAATTAGCTGAATTTACTTCTACAAAACAAAAAGAACTTGAATTGCTAAAAGGATTTATGGCTGCTGCTGCAAAGGACGAAACAGGCACATTGATACAACAATTTATGCCAGCCATACAACAATTAGTGCCAAATATTTCTATTCCGCTTATGCAAGAGAATAAACAGATGCAAGAACAAATAGTAGCACAAGAACAACAGCAGCAGCAAATGCAACAGCAAATAGAAAACGAACAAGGACAAGGTGAGCAAGAAGAAATGATGGAATATGAGCAAGGAGAAGAACCGCAAATGCAACAAACATTATAGTAACAAAAAAATATTTTTTAAAATGCTAAAGAGTTTATTATCACCACCAATAGGCGACCCAAACGAAGCCGTAAACGATAAGTTACGAAAAGACTGGAATGAGTATATTTCTTTTTTAGAAAAAAAAGGTTATAAAGGACACCCAGCTTTAGATAAAAACGATTTAGGCGGCAAAATGATTGATTTGTATAGGAAAGAAAACCCATCTACAAGCGTAAGTAGAGAAAAGATAAAAGATATTCAACAAGAATTTGTTAAGTATAGAAACCATCAATTAGAAAAAATTAAAAAAGGCGAAGGAGCTTTTGCTCAAGGAACTAATGAAACAAATTTCTTAAAACATTTATCAGTTGTGGACGGAATAGCAGGGCAGCGGACTACATCTTTCAGTTTCCCATCCGCCTACCTAACTTCATTTGATAACGGGAAAAATATAGGTACTCAAAACTTAGGGTACGCTACAATTAATAAAACAAAGTAAATTATATATGGCATTAAAATCAGCAGAACTAGAGTTAGAAGAATTAAAGCAAAGATTGCTTGGGTACGAACAAAATGGAGTAGCTAAATTATATTACGCTTTGAACAGAAAAGCTAACGAGATGGCTGATTTATTAAATAAGGTAAATCTTGCTGATATTAATTTAGGAGATAAGGATAATAAAACTTTTGAAAGAATGAAGGTTGTATGGAATGATAGTGCAAGTATATCTAACGCAATTAAAGAACTTGGAACGAGTTTTGGAATTACTAATGATGAAGAAAAAGACATAAATAAGAAACCGTTTAATGACAGGATAGCAGAAAGTAGAAATTAATATGGCTGAAAAAGTAGAGATATATGGTACTACTATAACTATTCCAGAAACGCCAAAGGATAGCGGAGGCTTAAATTATGGACTTCCAAGAAATGAACAAGTATGGAAGCGTAAACCATTGCCAGACTTTTTTGATAAAGTAGAGATAAATAAACAAGGGGATTTAATACTTACTTTACAACAAGAAATATATGCAGCAGAAGAAGTGAAGCGTTGCAAGCAAGGGGTATGGATGTGGATAGGCGAAAGATTAAGGTATATACCTAAGCGATACTATTTTTATTTACAATATTATACCCTAGAAGATGGAACAGCCCCAGATTTTAGAGAAGCAGATAGGCTATACTATATATTCTTTGAATATTGGTTTACTATATTATGGTGCTTGGGGCTTATAAGAATTAAAAAAAGACGCCAAGGTGCGTCTTCCCAATCTTGCTCTAACATACTTTATGAAGCTATTTTTTTCAAAAACTCAAATTGTGGTTTATTATCTAAAACTAAAGATGATAGTAAGGCTACTTTTACAGAGATGGTAACAGCAGCATACCGATTATTGCCTGTATTTTTAAAACCCAAACAAGTAAATAAAGAGGATAGCGTAACCGAACTTGTATTTGCACACAAATCAGAAGTGGTAAAAGCAGGGACGGCAGTTGGAGCAAAAGAAAACGAAGGACATAACTCAAAGATAAACTATAAAGCCCCTGTATTAAATGCGTATGACCGTGGTAGAATGAGTTATGTATTGGGGGATGAATTTGGTAAGCTGCCAGAAGATGTTCCAGCATCTAAATTGCTTGCTATTATTTCAAAAACTCTTGTGAAAGGAGTTAAAAGAGTTGGATGGATTGATATGCCTTCTACAGTGAATGAAATGACAAAAGGGGGCGGTGCGGAGTATGAAAAAATTTGGAAAAACGCAAAAAAAATAGAAGGTAAATTAACGATAAATAGAATAGTAAGATTTTTTCAACCTGCTTATGAAGCATACGAAGGATTTATAGACCAATTTGGAGATAGTGTTATTGGAGAACCTACCCATGAGCAATACCAATATTTAGTAGATAAGTGGGTAAGGTATGATGAAAATGGCACACAAATATCAGAGCTTAATGAAGAAGATATTAAGTTGGGGGCAAAGCAATATGTATTAGTAAAAAGGCGTGAAGATTTAGTGGGAGAAGATTTAGAGGAAGAAACAAGGATGAACCCTTGTACAGAAGATGAAGCGTTTATGTACGCTGGCGTAGGGTGCGAATTTAATGCGGCAAACATAAAAGCACAAATCAAAAACGAAGAAATATGCCCGTCATATTGGAGGCAATCAAGATTAGTTTTAAAGAAAGAAACTGTAAAGTCAATAATGCCTAATGCTAAAGATGTAGTAAAAAGAAGTATAGGTTTTATGGATGATGAAAAAGGTGGATGGTTTATTTTAGAGCAACCAAACGAACCTAATAAATTCTTAGATAGGGGAGGTTATTTAGAACCTAATAATAAGCATCTTTACCAAATAGGAGTAGATACTACGCAAGATAGGATTGCGGTTGCTGGTAGTAACCCAGCGATAACAGTTTTTAAAAAGTCATGTATTGTTAATGGAGAAGAAACGGGGATGTACCCAGTTGCATTGTGGATTTCGCCAACAAGATTAGATATACATTTTGACGAAGAAGTTTTAAAGGCTTGTATGTGGTATGGGTGTAAAGCTAATTATGAAATTGATAGGCGTACAGATTTTTATAGATATTTTTGCGACCAAAAATGTCAAGAGTTTTTAACATGGACACCTAAAATATTAATGAACCCCTTAAAACCTACAAAAAAACCTGAATATGGTAGTAGGAGTGGCGACCCTTTTCAGTTAGCTCAAATGCTTCAAATAAGCAAGTGGTATATTGATGGAGATAATAATGAAGAATATAACGGTCATGTGCATAGAATAAAACATATTGGTATGCTACAACAAGCATTAAAATACGACCACTTAGATAGAACTAAAAGTGATTTATTTGTATCGTTGCAAATGGCTTTAGTAGCTTGTTTTGGAGAAATGCAAAAACCAATTATACCTTCAAATATCCCTAAAAGCATTATGCCTACCTTTAAGTTACAGATGTATAACTAATCTATCAGTTTTTTTCTTAAATAGTTGGCTACTAAATGAGATACTGTTTTACATAATAAACGTTCTCTTAGTATGTATATCTTTTTTTGCAATGAAGTAACACTAATATTAAACTCCTTTGCTATTTCGGCAACTTTGTAACCGTCTGCCAACCTTTGGACTAATTCACAATTACTCATAGGTATAAAATTATACAGAATTTTTGGTATAAAAAAATTTTGCCTTATTAAGTTTTTAACTTTGGTGTAAATAAATATTTTTTATGAGTGAAGTAGCAGAAGTAATTAATAATGAAGTTGCACAAGTAGAAACAGCAACAACAGAAAATACCCAAGCCCCTGAAATTAGTTTAGAGCAAAAAGAGTATGCTAATAACTTAGCAATAGCTTTAGACCAAGAATTACCTTACGATTTAACAGAAAAACCAAATATAGAAGTAGCTGCTACTGAAGTAGTCGCTACAGAACAATCTACAGTACAAGCACAAGGAAATAATTTCGATGCAAATGCTTTTGTAAAAGAAAATTTTGGCACAGATAGTTTAGAAGAAGCTAAAGCACAATGGTTAGCCTTGCAAGAATTAAAAGCCAACCCACCAAAGCCCGTTTTTGATGCCGAACAAATTAAACAAGCCTATTCTATTTTAGATAAGCAGGAAAGGTTAGGAGCATTATTAGAAGCAGAGGTTACAGCCGCTAATGCGCCACAAATAATTAAAGAATCTTTTAAAGAGAAATACAAGGGCTTAACCCAAGAACAAATTGATTATAAATTCAATAAATCTTACGGATTACCAAAAGAACCAGTACAAAACATAGCCGAAGATGACGAAGAATTTGAACAAAGAATTGTAGAATATAAGGAGAAATGCAAGGATATTGAAATGGATATGATTATTGAGGCAAATGTAATAAAGCCAGAACTTGCAAAAATAAAAGAAGAATTAAAATTCCCCGAAATAGAAAGTCAAGGATTACAAAATGATGAAGATTACGAAGCGTACAAAGCAAGTAGTGCCGCCGTTTCTAAACAAGCAACAGAAGTAATAATCCCTGCAATAAATTCCCTTAAAATGCAAGATGTAAATTTTGCATTTAAAGTAGATGATGCCAACAATCAAATGCAATTTGATTTATCATTAACACCTACAGCAGAAGATTTTGAAAAAGCAAGACAAGATTCTTTGTCCTTTGACAATTTCGTAGCAAGTATATGTTATGATGAAAATGGCAATTTCAACTCAAAAGCATTAATGGAATTAGTGTTATTACACAACAATAAGGATAAGTACATCCAAAGTGTAGCAAGGCAAGCTGTTAATGAAGAAAGAAAAAGAGTTGTAGCTAAAGAAACAGGGAATCCAAATTTACTTAATAGGGATTTTAATGTAAATACAGAAAAAACTGAGTACCAAAAAGAAATGGACTTAGCTTTTTCTTAAAATTTTAAAAACAACTAAAAAAAATAAATCATGGCAAACGAAATAGTAAAAGGTGCATCAGGTGCACCAGGTGTTGTAGCATATCCTTCGGGACAGACCACGGGATTGTTCAACGAATTAAATATGGTTATTAACGACTACAAAGATAAGTTAATAAGCAAGTACGGTAACACAAGCTATATGTTAGCTAGAGAAATATTAGGTGGCGGCGTTGTTCAAACAGATACCACAATGACTGGTACTTTTTCTCACTTTGAAAAAGGACGTAGCTTTGGTGTTGTTATTGTCAATGCTAACGTAACAGGTATTACATCTGGTGCAAACGTTACATTTGTTGGTAAATCGCCAGAATCTTACAATGACGGTGCAACAGGTACTCAATCCCCTTTAAATGTAGGTCAAACAGTAAAACTTCGTTCTAACGGGAGAAAGGGTGAAGTTGTATCTGTAACTAGAACAGCAGGTGCTTTTAGCATTGTAATTAAGCCATTAGGTGCTTATTCTTTTGCATCAGGTAACTCAACAACAACTCTTACTGCATTAGATGGAGTTGAAGTTATTGGAGGTACTCAAATTGCAGGTGAATCATCTTTAGGGCAATTAACTACACAGCCAAAACTTTACAGATACGATAATACTTGTACTGTAATTAGAGTTGGTTGTAAAACAAGTGATTTAGCGCAAGCTACAAAAACTCAAATTGATTTTGGTGGTGGCAATAGATACATCCAAAAATTAGCTACTGACAACATGAATATACAAATGTTATACTCTGTAGAGGATGCAATTATGGAAGGTGTGCCTTATGCTAATATGAGTGGCAGAATTGGTACTATTGGTGTATTACCAGAAGTTGTTTCAAGGGGTGGTGAAGTAGATTATATTTCTATAAACACTTTTGGGGTAGCTGACTTCCAAAGAGTAACTAGGGTTATTGATAATAACGGTGGTGCAGCAGAATATCATATTTTGCAAGACCTTAACCAAAGACAAGCAATGAATACTTCTTTGTTTGGTTTATATCCCAATGGTATGATTAGCTATGGTAGTGTTGGATTTAACTCGGAAGCATCTGTTTCTTTAGGTTTTAAATCATTCTCTACAGATACAGTTTCTTTCCATTTCCACCGTTACAAAGGTTTTTCTGCTCCTTCAATGTTTGGTTACACACCAAATTCGGGAACGGGTGATTACCGTCAAGATTTTGGTTTAGCAGTACCACAAGGTAATACAAGAGATGCTAAAACAAATGAAACAATGGCTCATTTGGATTGGGTTTATCAAAAACACGCTGATATGCCTAATGCACAAAAATTCTATGGTTGGGGATTAGGGTTTACCCAAGATACAAAAACAGAAGAAGCGTCTAATGCTTTCCACCAAATGACATATATAGGTTCAAGGGTAGTAGCAGCAGAACAATTCATTATAATTAAGGGTGTTACTCCTTAATTTGATTTCTTTACAAAGTGGGTTGCTTTTTAGCAATCCACTTATTTAAATATAATATATGGCTACAAAACAACAATTAGAATTAGACCAAGAAGTATTGCCTAACTTAAATACAAGGTATGCTTATGTTATTGCCAATAAAAATGAAAGAAGGGGCAATGTTTATGATGAAACAGGTAGATTAAGAGGGGAAAATGAATACCCTCCATATCTAAACGTATTGTTAGAAAGTTCTATTTTATGGGATGGAAGCAAAGACCCATTTAGTCAAAAACCTAGAGCCGCTGGAAGGCACAAGATTAGGTATTACGATGGTTGTACTACAATTTTTGCAGACGACCAGCCAAGAGACAAAGAAACAATAGATGCTTTAGTTAAAGGAACTAGAGATATTGTTTTTAATTTTGGATATGTATTTGTTTTTGGTTATGATACCATGCTTAAAACATATTTAGACTGGTGCAGCTATAATGAAGATTCTCCATATAGAGTTCCAACCGTTTCTGTAAAATTCAAGAACGTAAACACAGAAAAAAATATTTTAGCAGAAGGTGTATTGCTTGAACTTGAAGATGAAGTTAGAGAGTTAGCTAAAAAAGCAACTGTTAAGAAAATGAAAATACATTGCAAATACTTAGGTATTGCATTGGAAGATGCCGTAACATCATTGCCGTTATCTGACGAATCGCTAAGGATTGAGTATAGAAAAATTGCAAAGACAAATCCATCATTGTTTAAAAATTCTTACTTTGATGAAAGTATTGAAATAAGCAATTGGGTTAAAGATGCAATTGCCGTTGGAAAAATAAGCACTACGCTAATTCCTAATCAAGCTACTTGGTTAAAGGGTGGAGTGATAAAGGATATTTCAGGATTAAAAGATATAAATTTAATTGTGGACGATTTGGTTCAGTTTGCTAAAACAGAAGTAGGCTCTGATTTTGCAGCACAATTAAAGGCTATATATAATAATTAGTTTTTTGTTTTATTGTTAATATTTCAAAATACCCTGCAAAGTGTTGTAGGGTATTTTTTAAAATAAATTTTACATGGCTTGGAGTGTTGACGATATATATAAGTTTACTAGGTTTTTAACAAAAACAAATCAAAGTGGTAGAATATCTGCTACTGATTTGTTTTATGCTTGGAATAGTGAGCAAGTATCTTATCAAAATGATTTATTAGGTCGTTTTAATTTAAGAAACAATGGAAAGGAGGGTGCAAACACGGGTCTTATTTTAAACGAAACGATTAAGCAAGAATTAGCACCATTTACATTACCACTAACAATTGCTATTGCATCCGGTAAAGCCAATAAGCCATCTGATTTTATTTATGAAGTTGGATTAAGGAAAGGAGATTATGATATTGTAAAAATAAACCACGACCAAATATCAACAGTTCAAAGAAGCGTTATTGACCCACCAAGTATTACTGACAATAAATTATATTGTGTAGAATACGATAATTATTATTACTTATTACCACAATCACTTACTGGTTCTGTTAATTTAGATTATATAGCATCTTGCACAGATATAGTATGGGGTTTTACGTTAGATGTTAATGATAGACAGGTATATAGTGCAGGAACAAGTATACAGCCTAAGTGGAATCAAAACACTATAATTACAATTACAAAAAGAACATTAAAGGTTTTAGGTGTACATTTTTTAGAACAAAATTTTGAACAATACGGTAATTCCGTTATAAATACAGGTAATTAATGGCATTAGTATATTCAATAGCAACACTTACAGAAAGAATTAAACGCCACATGGCTAATGGATTCCCGTCAGCATCATTTTTTGCTAGTGATAATGAAATACAATTATACATTAATGATGCTTTAGCTTTTGGATTGGTTGGCGGTGTTTATAACATGGCAAAAATGGAAGGTAATTTAAGCGTTCCTGACGGCTATTTACAAACCTATTTACTACCAGCATTAAATCAAGATAATGTTACTAGAGAATGGAAAACGACATTACCACAACCTCCATTAAGTTTACCATTAGGGTATAGTTTAAGTAATGCTTATTTTGCAGATAGTGTACATGGTAAAGGAGTCCAAGTAAACCTAATCAAGCCCAATAGGGTTTCTTTTAGAAAAAATATGCCATTACAATATGGTGTAAATGGATGGGTAGAGGGAAGTAGTTTTATTTTAGAAGCTAGTGATGGTAGTTCTCTATTGGATAAAAACTTATACGTAACAATGGCAAGTACAAGAGTTACAGATATAAATGCTACATTAAATGTGCCAGATGATGTAATAGCAAACGTATTTAATTTAGTAACAAATAAGCTGATAGAAAGACTTAAAAATCCAAAGGATATAATTAAGGACGATATTTCAGCAGGGAATAAATCATCTTAAAAACAAAAAAATGTCAAAAAAAGAAAAAGTTAAAACTGTAAAAACAGAAGAATCAAAATTGGAAACACCAATTGAAGAAACTCCAAATTTAGTAGATGAAATTGTAGAGCCTACAGAGGCACAGTTGCTTCAAGATCAAACTGATTTAAGGTTAAAAAATGAAGAAAAGCAAAGAAAAATTGAAGCTGGGCATTTAGTTGCAGAAGAAGAAGATAGCGATGAGATTAAATTCCTTATAACTATTTACAACATACAAAATAATGGCGGTTACGGTAAGCACCTAAATGAATTAATTAAAAATAAAGTAGCCGAATTAAAAGAAAAATAAAATGAGTGCAAGATACGAGCCTTTAAAAACAATAGTCAGCTACTTTTGCGACCAATATCAAAAGAGTAGCGGCGACTTTGACCGATATTGGCTGCTTGCTTTTAGGGGGCTTAGTTATTTACACTACAATATTTCAGCAGAGCCAAAAACAGTTAGACTTCCAGTTGATGCAAACCAAACAGTACGATTCCCTAATGATTATGTACAATGGGTTAAGATTGGATTAGAAAACTCAAATGGGGAGATTAGTACATTAAGAGTGAATAAGGCCTTGACTACATTCAATAGTACTAATCCAGATAGGATAAGTAATTTAACTCCCGATATTGTAGATGCTCTAACAATTGGAAATCAAGTTCCATTTTTAAATTTCTTTAATAATGGGAGCTACGAAACAAGGTTTGGAGTAGGGTATGCAGGTATTCAAACTTATGGAGAATGTAGGGTGGACGATAAAAATAATGTAATTATTTTAAGCCCAAATTTTACATATAAAAGTATTTTGGTAGAATACATTTCTGCGCCTGAAAGAGATACAGAATACATGGTTGATATAAGATTAAGAGAAGCTATTATTGCATGGATTGCATGGCAATTGAAATTGGATAGTAGACAAAATTTCTATGGTTTTGCAATAGATGCAAGGCGTACAATTAAGCCATTGAATATGCAAAGTTTTAATCAAACTATTAGGCTTAACGAAAAAATGACTTTAAATGTTTAATAATGGCAGCACCAAGTATTACATTAAGTGTAGATAGTATTGTTGTTACTCCTAGTAATGAATTAGGATATACATCATTGACAAGCATTTGCAATGTTGGAACTGTAGAAGACATAGGAAGTGGTGTTACAGAGTGGGCTATAGGGGATAATGTTTTTTATAAAGATGGATATTCGTTTACTGACGGGGTTGATAGTTGGGATGTTTTGGATAAAACAAGCGTACTTTTTAAAATAATTCCGGTATAAAAAAATAAATGAAAGGATTAAAGGATATAAAGCAATTTAGTGGCATCTTAAATACAGATGATAGTAATGAAACGTTGCCTTTAGTACATCATAAGTTTGCCATGAATGGTATATTTAGAAATGGTAGGTTTGAGGGGGTTTTAGGAAATACATTAAAGACAAATTCTTTTTTACCAGCAACCGGAACTAATGAAAATATAGGTGCTTTTTTTGATGAACTTAGGCAAAAGATATATTTCTTTAACTACAATTCGGCTGCATTACATGGTATTTATCAATACGATATTTCAACTGGCAACTTTTTAAGATTAATACTTAATGGGTTCAATACCGATGGGGATGTATTAAACTTTACATTAGACGGATTTATATATGCAGTAAAAATGCTTTATGGAGATGATGTACAAGGTGATACTTTGTTTTTTAATAATTCGCAAAGAGAACCATGTCAAGTAAATATAAAAACGGCTTTGGCTGGTGGTTACGGAACAATAAAGCGTTCTTTTTTAAATGTAATAAAAGCACCATTATCTATACCACCACTTCAAACATACGAAGATGATGCCACAGTAACCATAAATAATTTACGTAAAAAGCTATTTAAGTTTAAACTACGGGCTGTTTATAAAGACAATTTAAAAAGTGTATGGAGTAGTCAAGGCGAAATGGCATTGCCTACTAATTATTTAGATACAGCAATAGATAAAGACCCAACAAAAAACTGTAAAATAGCATTAGTAGTTCCAACGGGAAAAGAAGATGTTGTTAAAATAGAAATTGCAGTAGCGGTAAGCAATGGTAATGGATTTGGAGATTATGAATTATGCCACGTAATAGATAAAGTAAAAGATGGAGTACCAAATAATGATATAACTATTTATAGGTTTTTAAATGATAAGGTTACTTCACCAATTGATGTAGTAGATAGTATTCAAACGCAAGATTATGTACCTTTAAAAGCAGTTTCTTTAGAGTTTTTAAATGGAAATGTACCTATATATGGTTGTATAACAGAAGGGTATAATCCAATAACAATAGATGCAACAATAGCATCTAGTAGCATTAGGCAAAAAACAACTCAAAATCCATTTATATTTACTGCTAATCAAAGTGGAGATAGTGCATTTGGAACAGGAAATATTCATATCGTACTGGTTGGTAGCGTAAGGATTGGAGATAGTTATAGCATATCAACATCTACAGACACTTTTAGTTATGGAGCAGCAGTCGCAACTACAACCGATGTAATAAATGGATTGTCGGCATCGGCATTATCGCTTGGATATACGATAGTAAGTTCTGATGCAAATAATTTAGTAGTTACAAAAGCAAACTCTGTTTTGCAAAGAGTTGTAGCTACACCAATATTAATAGATGTAAGCAATTCTTATGTTTACGACTATAATTCTGTGTATAATTTTTGTTTTGTTTACTTTGATGGAGATGGTAGAACTATAGGTTCACAAATTAGCAATAGTATGTCTTTTAAAACGGATGGATATACTGAAACTTCAACCATACCAAATATACCAAAGGCTACATTAACGTTAAATAGCAGACCGCCATTAGAAGCAAAATATTTTCAAATAGGGAGAAGCAAAAATTTAAGTAAACTAAAAACATTTTATTGGATAACAGATAGAACATTTAAGAATGATAAATTTGCTTATATAGGTATTGATAACTTGAACAATTATATAAAAAATAATCCTTCATCTTCATTCTTGGCATACGACTTTTCTACAGACGATAGAATAAGATTTATTAAAAAAGTAGAAAGTACTGTAACTGTTTTTAGTGATAAAGATTTTACAATCCTTTCACAAGAGATAAACCCAGAGATAAATGGAGTTATTCAACAAGGACAATTTTTAAAAATAGCTTTGCCAGCCGTTAGTGGTACTTTTGATTTTGGGGCAAATGGGTTTAACAACTACTTAATAAATTTATACACTCCTGCTAAATTAAATGCAGAAGGCTTAGATAGTTATTATGAATTTGGAGAAAGATACACTATTGGCGATGCAGGACTTTCTACTAGGTATCATCAAGGAATGACACAAAATCAAACAAGCAATTTATCACAACCTGCAATATTTGAATTTATAAAAGGGGATTGCTATTTAAGAAAAAAAATAGTAGGGGTAGGTGCTGAATATGAGTTCCAAATAACAGATGGTAATATTAGTAGAAGAAATTTTACGGTAGGCTGTAACTTTGTTTCATCTACACTTACTGATGTAAATGTAACTACAGGCAATTCTCCATTACAAGGAACTACTATACCCGACCCAATATTTAACCCATCAACTAATACGACAAGAGAAATATTAGAAGTATTAGCTGGCAGTTATAACTTTAGAGTTCAAGGTTCTGTATCTTATAAATTAGATAGCTTTGATGATGATTTTTGTTTTTATTTACTAAGGAGAGATGGATATATCACCAGCATTGTAAAAGAATTTAGAGTACCATATTTGCCTAATACGTATATATGGCAACCAACAACAAAAGGGATTATACAATCATCTACATTTGATGTAATGGTTAGCATGGCGGCAGGTCAAAGATTATTTATATTAGGTATAAGTAAATCAACATCATCGCAACCTAAAGTTATATATAGCTCAAAAATAACTATTACAAATTATCTTAATTATGAAGAAACATTTGTAAATCAAGATTTTTCAGACTTTTTTAAAAGTGCTGTTAATTCAAATGCTACTGCTGGTAGAACATTTAATGTAGATGAAAATGCAGCACAAGTAACAATTCCGTCATTGTTACGTTGGGGACTAGATTATGAACCTAATACAAATATTAATCGTTCAAATAGATTTAGGGCTTTAAACCAAACAGAGGCAGATAGAAGTTATGGAGCAATACAAGCAATGAAAGCAAGAGGGAATAGTTTGAGGATTTTTCAAGAGAGAAAATGCGCTACAACAGGTATATACGAAACTATTATACAATCAGGCAACAGCAATATTTTAGCTAAAACAGATGAAATATTAAGCAAAAATAGTTTTTCTTATTATCAAGGAGATTTTGGCGTATGTAATCAGCCAACAGGGTTGGTGCATGGTAAAAGTCAAGATTATTTTATAGATACTATAAGAAATTATCATTGTAGGCTGGGTGGTGGTGGAGGAGTAGAGCCAATTAGTGAATTATATAAAGGGCAGTTTTTTATCCAACCTAAATTTGGTTTTTACAGTAATAATTACGTTAGAGCAAGTGGTGCTAAATCTAAGATTATAGGCTATTATGATTTTGCAGAAGAAGAATGTGTAATGTTTTTACAAGATGGAACTTTAGGAGGTAGCACAATACCTTATAATACATTTTCTTTCAATGAAAAAAGAAATGCGTATTGCAGTTTCTTTGATTTACAGCCAGAAAATATAATTAGTGCTAATGATGTAACGTATGCTTGGAAGAATGGTGAAATGTATATCCATAACAATACTACAAATTATTGTAATTTCTTTGGTGTACAATATTATCCATCAATTAAATTGGTGTTTAATGATAAAGAGATTATTAAAAAATCTTACAATGCGATAGGTTATCAATCTAATCAAATATGGGAGTCTAATACAATTGGAGATATTAATACAAGCCTTAAAAATACACAAACAGGACTTTATCAACAATCATCATTAATACTGCAAGACTATAATATTGAAGAAGGATTAAGATATGCTGATTTGCTAAGGGATGCAAATAGTGGATTAAATGCACAGTTAGCATTATTGGAGGGAGATGAATTAAATGGAAACTGGATAGAAATTAATTTAAAATACATTGGAAGTCAACAATCGTGGTTATATTTGCCATACGTTAGTTATCAACCAATGGAACGTAACTTTTAAAAAAAAGGAGGATTATTATGGGTGCAACACCTTGGGGAGCAATTGCAGGAGGCGTAAGCGGCTTAATAAACGCTGTTGTTGGTGCAGGTCAAAAACGCAAGGGCAGAAAAATGCTTAAACAGATTGGGGATAGTCCAAATATGAATATTCCTAATGATGTATTGCAAAATCAAAAAATTGCTCAATTAAGAGCTAATACTGGTTTGCCACAAGAGCAGTATAATCAAGCAATGAAAAACTTGCAACGCAATCAAATGACCGCTTTAAGTGGTGCAAGAGATAGGCGTGGTGGGTTATCTATTTTAGCAGCCACACAGCAAAATATGGACGATGGTACACTAAACTTAGATGTAGCAGATGCAAAAGCACGAATAGGAAACGAGAATACTCTATATGGTATAAATAATAATGTAGCTAATTGGAAACAAAAGCAATGGCAAAATAATGTATCAGATAAGTGGAATAGGAAGTACAGTTATGCCATGTCTTTATTAGGGGCTGGTAATCAGAATTTTAGTAGTGGTTTAAATCAATTAGCATCATCTGGCATATCGTATCTTAGCGGTGTGGGTAATAATAAGCAAGATAATTAAAATACGAAAACACTACAATCGGATGGAACTTATGGTTATCAAGGTTATTTAGACCCTGAATTAAAAAATAGAAGAACTCCAAATTTTAGCTATAATTAAAATGATAAATCCAAATCAAAGAGTTGCTGCACCTTTTGGGGATGTATTTTTCCCCACAACAAGCCATACAGACAGGTTGGCTCAACAGTTTTATGTTGAGGAAAAACAAAGAGAAGCTAAAGACGCACAAATGCAAGCAGCATTGGATAATGAATTTTCTAAAAACTTAACAGGTATTAGGGATGTCGATACCGATGAATTAGCTAAGGCTTATGGTGATTTTAAAATAGCTAACAAGGCTGCCATGAGGCAAAAAGATGGTGTATCTCCAAAACAACAAATGGAGCTGCTAAAGAAAAAAGCAGCCATGTATGATATTATTAACAAAAGTAAATCTCAAAAGGCTTTAGAGGATGGTGTTTTAAAGGGATTAGGAGGGAAAGATAGATATGAATATGAACCAACCGCACATGAAACATTAATGATAAGTAGGGCTACTCCATTAAGTAAATTAGGCAATCTATATGGATATGATTATAGCTACAAAGGCACAGATACAGATTTTCAAGGGATAGATAAAATTGCAATTGGGGATAAAGATAAAGTGTATCAAAATGAAGAATTAGTTGATAAGGACGGCATTCAAACAAAAATAACAACTTACAAATTTGGGAATACTCCTTTACAATATTATGAAGGGTATTTAGGAGCTTTAGCAAAAAATAGAGCAGGTCGGGATGCCGAAATATTAATTAGTAAAGTTCCATTAGAAGTTATTGATGAAACCCAAAAACAATACTTGCAAATACCTATTGAAAAGTGGAGAAAAATGGGGATTGATAAAGCACAAGATTTAACAATTACGCCAAATGATAGTAAGGCACAAATATTTGCAAAGCATAAAGCACAATTATATGCTATAAATAATGAACCAAAAGAATCGGATATTGCATATAGAACAAATGAGGCGAGGAAAATGGCAAAAGAATTTGCTAATAAAAAAGAAATGGATGCCATTAACTTTGCACAACAAAAACAATTAAAGGCTATTGATTTAGCTAACTCAAAAGCATTAGATAGGTCAAGAGCAGAGTATAAAGCAAAAGGAGATTATGCAGATAACTTATGGGTAGATAATTATTTAGATAGGGTAGAAGAAGAAGTTGGCAGTAAAAAAGAAACAAATTTGTTTAATAGGTTTTTTAATGGCGATAATAAAATAATAAATCCATCAAATGCCTTATATGATGCGTTAGGGAAGCCGAAAGAAATCCTTTTAACTAAGGATAAAAAATATATAATAACTTACGAAAGACAAAGTGTAGATGAAGAAGGTAATGTAATAGGCTATGAAATAGACCCGACAAGAAGCGGAACTTTTACAAGGGATGATATAAAATTAAGTTTAGGTGTAAAATCAGTTGGTAAAAAAGCGTTACCAAGCGAAATGAATAATAAAAATAAAAGACAAGCAAATAAAAAATCAAAAAAAGATAGCGACCCTGCTGGATTAGGCATAGAATAAATAAAAAATGGAAGAAACACAAACATTAGATAATAATTTTCAAGAGGAACAACAAAACCCTCCAAAGAAATATTCTGTTAAAGATTTTGCCACAAAAATAAGGCAAAAGTATAAGGCGTATAATGATGTTGATGATGATAAATTAGTTAAATTTTTTATTAAAAAATATCCTGTATATCAAGATAAAATTGAATTTTCACAAGTACCTATTGTAAAAAAAAAAGAAGATACACCTTCACAGCCTTTGGCTACACCTTCTCCATTACCATTACAAAAAGATGGCGGTAAATATGTTTTAACAGACTATTTAACTAATCCTAAAGCACAAGAGCAAAAAGAAGATATATCTATTGTAGAACCTAAAGAAGAGCCTTTATCAATAGGTAATGTATTTGATGATGCAGCACTATCATTTAGTTTAAGGAATACTACAAAAGAAATATCTAATACTGATTTAAGAAATAATGCACCAATAACAGTATTAGTTCCAGATGAAGAAGCTATAGCAAAATCAAAAAAAATAGATAAAGAGTATTTAGAAAATGGGATAGACCCTCAAAAAGTTGCCAAACTAACGCATGGATTAAATTTTACACAAGAACAAAAAGATGAATTAGATTACGTTGCAAAAACTAATCCTGCATACTTTAACAGACATTTACATCATATATCATGGACTGTTCCTTTTATGCAAGAGATGCATAAAAGGAGAGAAGAAGCTAAATTAGAAAATGACCCACAAAAAGCAGCGCAAATAGAAAAAGCGGTAAGTGATATTTATAAAAATGGGCAAATACTTCCATATGAACAATCAAGAGATGTTACAAGAAATGCTTTACGTGGTATTCGTACAATATTTGATAATCCCGAAGAACAACAAAATAAATTTGCAGAAAATGCAGAGTACAACTATGGACAACAACTTATTCCTATAAAAAAAGATGGTGTTTGGTATGAGCCAAATGCAGAGTTAAATAGAGGTAAAGATGTTGCTAAAATGTTTGACAGTGGAATAAATGATGTACAAAGGATAGGATTAAACTATTTAGAAGACTTACATCCCGAACAATACCAATCTTACAAAGGGCTTTTAGTTCCTTATAAAGATGGGGATGAAAAAAACATAGACTTGCAAGTAGGTAGGCAAGAAAAATTAATGAGATTAGAGGCTTTGGGTTTGAATATAAAATATAAAGCAGCCTTAGAGGAATTTTATAAGGCAAGAGAACGTGGTGATGTAGAATCGCAAAATACATATAAAGAGGTATTGGATAATACACAAAAATTCAGTGAAAATTTAATTGAAAAGTACCCATTAGTAAAGCAGTTAGATGTTGAAAAATTAGCTATGGAGGTTAATGGTAGAGATGATTTACCTACCACAAGGTTTGCTTATGTATTAGGTTCTGCTATTGATAAAACACTAAAAGGCGGATGGGAAATAATTAGCTATCCATTTAGAAGTGAAGAAAATTACCAAAAACATTTATTAGAAGTTGTAGGCGATACAAAACAAAATGAAAATATAACCTACTTGCCGCAAAAGTATCAAACTATACAAAATTTTGATACAGAACAAACAGAAGAAGCAAAAGTAAAATTTGCAGAAATTAATAAACAAGATATAAGCGATGAAGAAAAAAACAAGCAAATAGCAGATTACATAGCTCAAAATAAAGATGCGGTTACAAGAAAAGAAATTGATGGCGGTAGAACAAATATAACAATGGCTTCAATGTTGTATGGGGTAAGTGATATTGCGGCTAATTTAGCCCCTTTTGTAGCTATAACAGCACTAACTGGCGGAGGAGCAAGTGCAAGTGCTTTAAGAGCATTTACAAGCGAATTTAGTGCTGCATCATTAACGATGTTTAATGATGAATTAAGTGCCGCTTCTGAACGTGGTGAAGCTAATCCTATGGCAAACGCTTTACGACATACGTTTATTAATTCGGCTGCAATGGCAGGGGCAGGTACAGCAGGTAAAATAAGAGAGATGGCTATGGGTTCTAAAAACCCTGCATTTAAAAAAATGATTGAGGAAATGAGTGATGAGGCTATTGAAGCTGCCATAAAAAAAGAAACACTAAGCAAATTTCAAAAGGTATTTGAAATTGCTAAAAATAAAATGGTGCAATCTGCAAGTAGTGCTGCTAAAATAACACCTGCAATACAAGCAGGAAGTATTACAAATGATTTGATGGATGGCAAAGAAATAAATGCCGCCGAACAAGCAAAGCATTTAGGGGTAGAAACGTTTAAGTTTACCATTTTTGGCTTTTTAACAGGCGGTTTTGGAGCAATGGCAAATAGAGAAAAAGTAAATGATATACAACGTTATTCAATTTTTGAAGCAGGTAAAAACTATGATTATTTTGCAAAAGATATTGATACCCAATTGGAGAATGGTAAAATAAGCCCAGAACAACATAGCCAATTAAAAGCAAATGTTGAGTTAGCTAAAAAAGTGTATGATAATACACCAATGGTAGATGCTAATGGTAAGGCATTATCAGATAGCAGAGCTAGGGATTTAATGTTTACAAAGTTTAATGAAGTAAGGGCGGCTGAATTATTAAAAAAAGACATACCGCCAACAACAGGGGAGGTAGGAAAAGATAAGGTAGGCGACAATAGTGATTTAATAAGTATTACACATGAGGCTACAGATGCCGTTGCAAAGGAGTTGGGGCTACCAGAATATACTGAAAAGCCGGAAACTATTGCAGAATGGGACGCAGAAGTAAACAATAGGTTATCCGAAAATCCTAATGCTATTCAAGAAATGCTTGATAAGTATAGGAATAAAGGTAAAATTGACAAGTACGACCAAAGGATGATGTTAAAATATCATGCAGCATTAAAAGATAGAATAAATAAAAACCCTACTTCCGAAAATATAAAGCAATACAACGAGGCAAAAATATTAAGTGATATTGAAGGTGGAAGGGAAGTGGCTAAAAGTTTAGTTGCCCGTAAAGGAGTTATTCCAGTAGAAGATGATTTGGCAAACTTCTTAGTTCAGGAAGCTAATTCAGCAGGAGTTGAAACGTTGCCACAAAAAGTTATTGATGAATTAAAAACAAAATACGAAGCCGATCAAAAGGTTATTAAAGACCTTAATGCCCGTATTGAAAAACTTGAACAAGAGGCGGCTGATAAAGAATTGACAGCACAGGCAAAAAAAACAGGAAAAACTAAAAAGACATCAAGTGATTTTAAAGAACAACGTAAATCTTTAAAAGATAAATTAAAGCAACAACTTGAAGATTACAAGAACGAGATAGGCAAGGTAGGCATAGCTTATGATGGTGGCGTAAAAAGTTTTGCTATTACAGTAGATATGGCTAAAACCATAGGTGAGTATATAAAAACTTATTTGGAAGAAGGCGTTACTAAGTTATCAGATGTGGTAGCCAAATTGCATGAAGAAATAAAAGATGTAATGCCTGATATTTCAGAGCGAGATATTAGGGATGTTATTGCAGGTAAGTATGCAGAAAAAAAGCAAACCAGAAATGATATTGCTGCACAAATGAGAGATATAAAAATGCAGCAAATTGTATTGGATAAAATCGAGAAGTTAGAAAAAGGAGAAACTATAGAAAAGAACCCTATAAAAAAGCAAAAAATTAGCGAGGAACTTGAAAAGCTAAAGGAGCAGTTTAAAAATATGGGTGGTGAAAAGCCTACTGATGAACAAAAACTACAGTCATTAAAAACAGGTTTAAAGAATAAAATTGAAAAATTAAAGAAGGATTTGGAGACTGGTGACTTTATGAAAGAACCTGAACAAAAAAAGCCTTTAAAATTAGATGCGGAAGCCCAAAAATTACAAGACGAACACATAAGGTTTGTTAAGGAAACTAATTTAAGAAGAGCTAAAGCTGAATTTAATAATAGAAGTAAAGGGGAAAAGGTATATGATGGGATTATGCAGGTATTAGGGATAAAACGTATAGTTCAAACTGCGATAGATTTATCTATACCATTTAGGCAAGCTGTAACAATAGCGTTTAATCCTAGAAGATGGGACACATTTGGGAAGTCTTTTGGCAATATGATGAAATCTGTTTTTAGTAGTAAAAAATTTGATAGGATTATGTATGAAATACATCAATCAAAGGATTATCAAGATATGCTTAAAGATAAAGTCCATTTTAATGAAATGGATGCAGTTGATAGTAATTCAAGGAATGAAGATTTCCAAAAAAGTTTTATATATAAGATACCAATACTAAGAGAGCCTTTATTAGCATCAAATAGGGCTGCTGATGGGTTTTTAAATACAGCAAGGTACGATATGTATATGAAAGGTAAAAAGATGTTAGAAAGGCAAGGTATTACAAGAGATAACGCACCAGAACATTATGAGGCGTTAGGTAAATGGGTTATGAATATAACAGGTAGGGGGAACTTGATTAAATTTTTAGAAGATAGCCATAGCGGCAGAATGATTGCAAGTAATACTTTTTTTGGGGCAAGATTAATGGCTTCAAGGTTTAATTTATTAAACCCTGTATATTATTCAAAAATGCCTAAAGAGGTTAGAATAGAAGCCTTAAAAGATATGGCAACATTCACATCAATGCTTTTTGCTACAGGGTTAGCCGCTACTGCTGCTGGAGCAACAGTTTCGTTTGACCCTGACGATGCAGATTTTTTAAAGATTAAAAATGGCAATACAAGATATGATATTAGTGGTGGCATGGTTCAATATGTAAGAACATTTATTAGGTTAGAAAAAATGATAGCACAAAGAATTAATCATAATATTTCAAAAAAAGAAAAAGATAAATACGCTTCTTACGCTTTAAAAAGCACAGCATCATTTTTTAGATATAAATTAGCCCCAAATACATCTTATGGATTTAATGCCTTAGAGGGTAAGGACGCATTAGGGAAGGACTTTGACCCTTACGATGCCTTGAAAATATATCCTATGTATGTAGATGATATGGTTACTGCTTATAAAGAAAGTGGGGCAATGTCGTTCCTTACAGTAGGTTTACCATCTATATTTGGAGTAGGTGTTCAAACGTATGAGCCAAAAAAATCATCAAAAAAGTTTCCGTTGAATAGATAATTTATATAACTTTGATAAAACATATAGGTAATGCCTTTAACACCAAATTTTACAGATAGCCAAACGCAAGGCAATCCTTCCGTTATAACACTTGCTGATACATCTACGGGTAGCGATGTTTCTATTACAGAAAGGCGAGTTTTTTTGATAGACCAAAATGGCAATTACATAAAAACAGACGGTAACGTTAATGATTATACAGTATGGGCTTTGGTTGATACGGAAATAGACATTGATTGCCTAAAAGTAGATATGGCATTAAATATTACTGTTAATTGGGTAAATGTTAGTGGTGTTACAATTGAAACTAAGACTAAGCTAAGTGGGTTTACTCTTTACAATGAACAATTTTACTACAATTTAACTACTAAGCAAAGTTCTGACCCAAGAAGGTTAGATAACGAAAATTACTTAAAAAATAAAAGTGCGTTAAGAAATTATATTGATAGCGGTAATCAAGCCTTAATATACGGGAATGACATAAAAAACGCACAACTTAGTTACGATAAGGCAACATTTTTATCACAAAACGAAACCTCATTTTTTTAAATGACAGTTGCCCAACAAATACAATACGCTAAAATAGCACAGTACTTGCTAGTTAAAGACTTGTCTAATGGTATCTTATTTGGAGAACCTTTAGATGTACAGTTACCTATTACAATTTACAACGAAAGAAAAGCTATTGAGTGGATGTATTTATTAAATCCAAATGAAATTAATTTAGTTGGGAATGGAAATTACCTTTATTCATTGCTTGGTAAATACGGTATAGAAGCACAGTATATAAGCGGTACGGGGGGAAGCGGTGGAGGTATTTCTCCAATCAATCCTAATTTATTGCCAGACCCTTTAGATTTTGAAGTTTCATTGATTAGCCCAATATTACAAGGCGAAAACACTTTAAATTTAGCAAGTAGAGGCTATAAAGGGTTTAATATTTTATTTTTTATAGGACATATACAGCAAAGTAAAGTAGATGAAGGTGATGGTAGTGCATATTACAGTTGGGATAAAAACACAGCAATTTTAACACTAATAAATAGGACAGCACAAACAGGAGATATTTTTACAATATATCCTATTATTTAATTTTTATGAAAAAGATAATATACTTAGCTACATTTATTTTTACAGCCTTTTTTGCAAAGGCTCAATATCCAATTACAAATCCTACATTGGGTAGCGATAGTGCATTATCTTCATTTAAAGGAGCGTTAAAGTCAAGACCTATTATTTGGAATTTCACAGATACTACACAGGCTAATACACAAAGAATAAAAGATTATGAAGGTGCTTTAATTTATACGACCAATTATGGGCTTTGGTATAGAGCGAACAATCCGAAAAGATGGGTTGCTATATTGCCTACCCAATCTACAAGTGGTGATACTGCTTATTGGAAATTAAACGGGAATGATTTTTCTTTATATTCAGTATTACCAGCACTCGGAACGACATCTAATAATCCATTAGCCTTTATGACTAATAATTTAAAAAGAGTAGTAATACCTGCAAATGGTTTTTCTTACTTGTCAACTCCTTCATCAGTTCATTTTGGAATTGATACAGCTAATGGAGATATGGGGTATGTAACAGGTGGTGGAGGTAGTAGTGGTTGGGGATTAACTGGTAATGCAGGTACAACAGTAGGGACTAATTTTATAGGTACAACAGATGCACAAGGATTAATGTTTAAGGTTAATAATATACAGGCTGGATTACTTGAACAAGGTAGTAGTAATACATCATTCGGGGTAGGGTCTTTAAGGAATAATATATCAGGGTTAGAAAATTCTGCATTTGGAACATCTGCATTGCAATCTAATTTATCAGGTAATGATAATATTGCTATTGGTAATTCCGCATTAAATTCACTTATATCTGGTAGTGGTAATATTGGGATTGGAGGGACTGCATTAGGGTCTATACTGACAACAAATAGTAATACAGCAATAGGCGGTAATGCTTTAACTAATAGTGCAGGTTCTAACAATATTGCATTAGGTTTTTCAGCGGGGTTAAATCTTACATCAGAGTCGTACAGGATTATTATTAATTCGCTAAACAGAACAAACAAATTAGACGACACAACAAAATCAATAATCTACGGCTATCAAGATGCCACATCAGCTAATCAAAGGCTATATTTAAACTCACAATTATTTAACCCTTATATAACATCTCAATCAAATAATGCAGATAGTATGGTAGTTGTATTACCATCAACAGGTAAATTTGGTTATAGAGCAATACCTACTGGTGGAGCAGGCACAGATACAATTACAAACGCCGGGTTCTCATTATCAAAAACTGTTTTAGCAAACGCTATAACACTAAGTTTTGATAGTAGTACAGGCTTCCATACAAATGGTTACAATGTAACACAGTTTGGTAGTTTATCCCAACAGAATGCGAATGTAGCAGCAATAGCGCAAAGGCAACTGTACGCAGATACATCAACTTACGATGCAACAAGATATTGGGTTAATCAACAATCTTTTTTAACCTCAGAAGTTGACCCTTTAGCCGCTAAAAAAGCTAACAACCTAAGCGACTTAACAAATGCCAATACAGCACTTACAAATTTGGGAGTAACAACGCTTGGTAAAAATATAATTACCGATGCGTCTGTTAATTCAGTGCCTACCTATATTAAAAGAAATGCAGATAATTCTGTTACTTGGTTAGATGATGCATCGTTTAGAACTGCAATAGGAGCAGGCACAGGAGCAGGAACGGTTACAGCAATTGGCGTAACAACAGCCAATGGAGTTAGCGGAACAAGTAGCGGTGGCACAGCTCCAAACCTTACTATAAGTTTAGGTGATATTACGCCAACATCTGTAATCGCTACAAGTTTAGTAAAAGCACCTTACTTATATGGTGGTGATATGGGAACTACTTATGGTGGTTATAGTGGTGCGATATTAGGTGGCACATCTACAGCAGCATTACTTGACTTTGTACACAATAACAGTCGTATAGGGGAATTTTATACAACTGTCAACGACTTTAATTTTTTTACCGCCAGTGGAAAAGGGCTAAATTTTTATGTAAATAATAATCTTTCAGTACCTGCAATTGGGGTGCTAAGTAATGGTAATGTCGGGTTAGGTGTAGTTACGCCATCACAAAAATTACACGTTAACGGTAACGGGTTATTTTTAGGAACATTAACTGCATCAAATTTAAGTGGTAATAATACAGGTGACCAGACAACTATTACAGGTAATGCAGGTACAGCCACCACTTTACAAACTGGGAGGACATTCTCGTTAACAGGTGACGGAACTGGCACAAGTGCTTCATTTAATGGTAGTGCAAACGCATCAATCCCTTTAACGTTAGCAACTGTAAATAGTAACGTAGGAAGTTTTGGAAATGCAACAAACAGCAGCACATTTACGGTTAATGGAAAAGGATTAATTACAGCAGCCAGCAATACTCCTATACAAATTGCCGAGAGCCAAGTAACTAATTTAGTTAGTGACTTAGCATCTAAACAAGGAAGTTTAACACTAACAACCACAGGCTCAAGTGGAGCATCTACTTTAATAGGAAATACTTTAAATATTCCTAATTATGCAGGCGGCGGTTCGACTCCCGGAATAGACTCTGTATTAGCACAAAATCAACTAATATCTGCACTAAGAGAAATAAATGCGAATGGGAATGAATTCTATATATATTCAAATAGAACAGGAATATATATAGAAGGTACAAGGGTAACAGCAATTGGAGATTTTCAACATATAAGTAATGGCAGTGAGCTAATAATTGATGACGAAGCAGAAGTAGCTATATTGAAAAACACAGCAAATACCTTAAAGGTTGGGATAAACACAGATACTCCCGATAGTTCATTACACTTAGTTGGAGGATTTAAGTACGACCACGTAACAAAAGGTGCTGGAAAGGTTTTAACGAGTGATGCTAACGGCGGTGCTTCATGGAAAGAAGCTGGAGGTGTAAGCGATGGAGATAAAGGAGATGTTGCAATCACAGCATCAGGTGCAACATACACAGTTGAGAGTGCAAATGGTTCATTTAACTTAAATGGAATTACCACACCAGCTACATATACGGCAACAACCAATGATGCTTCTTACACAGGTAAGACAATTGCCAGAATAAGCGGTGATGCACAAAATAGAGTGCTTACTTCCATTGCAGGAGGTACGGACGGCATGATATTAAACCTAATTAATGTAGGCTCTACTGATTTAGTGCTTCAAAGCGACGATGGTGCAACAGGTACGGCGGCTAATAGGTTTGATTTTAATGGTGTTGACGTAATATTAGAACCTAAAGAAGGTCGTTTATTTATCTACGACGCAACACTAAGCCGTTGGATAAAGATTGGATATGAATATAATTTAACCAATATGCGCCGCCAGCCTATGTATAGTTGGGATTACATAGCCGCAGGTGTTGCAACAGCGAATTTCTCATCTTCCGTAATTGCATCAGGTACGGTTGCCTATGTCAATACAGAAGCAAGCCATCCCGGCTATATGACTATAACAAGTAGCACAACAACTAATAGCGGTGCTTACAGTTATTATTTAAGCTCGGTAACTCCTTTCTTCTTTCAGGGAGGCGAGCAATACGAATGTATTTATCAACCAAAAGTTGCAAGTAACACCAACACAACAACCCGGTTTGGTTTTTTAGATGATACAACAAGCGTTGATGCAATTGACGGTGCTTACTTTGAGATACCAGCAGGCTCTTTCAATATCGTTGGTAAAACATCCAACAACAGCACACGTACAACATCTGCAACACTTGCTACTTTATCTGTTAATACTTGGTACAGATTTAAAATTACTGTGAACAGAGCAGCAAGTAGTGTACAGTTTGATGTGTTTGATGCAAATGGTGTTTTATTAAGTAGCCAGCCGCCTATAACAACGAATATTCCAACAACAAGTGCAAGGGTTTTTGGAGCAGGGTTTATATCAACAAACGTAGGTACTACAGCTACTCTTTTAGGGTGGTTGGATTATCAATCTATGCAGTTAGGAGCAGGTAAGGCAATAAACAGATAATTATTAAACTTTAAAACATAAATAAAATGAAAAAATGGTATCAGAGCAAAACGGTTTGGGTAAATATTATTTCTCTTTTATTGGAGATAATTAACATTTTTATGGATAGCCCAATTATACCTGTTAAGTATGCAGGTTTATTTACAATAGCAGTTAATGTGTTAAATATTTTACTGCGATTTATTACAACGTCAATTATAGATTTTAATGGCGGCGGTAATGTAACTGTAAATGAAGTAGATTTTTTACCATCAAACCCAACAGATAACAATCAATGGTATTGGATGGGTGGCACAACTTACTATTGGTGGAATGGTGCAACATGGCAAAGTGAAGAATTTATTGGCCACCGTCCACCAAAACCACCACATAATTAATGAACCCAAATTTTAAAAATATTGTAGCATTAGTTACCTGCTGGATTTTCCTTGCAGGTAACATTGCTTATGATTTATTTGATAAGAATATTATCCATTGCGATGACTCATTAGCAAAGGATTATTCTTACTGGTATTTTGCACCTCAATCTATAATGGTGTTTGCATTAATATGGGTTGGTAAAGATTTAGCCGAAAGGCAAAGGCGTAGGATAAAAGCTCAATGGTTTTTCTTTTATGTGTTAGCATTAGGTGATGTAGTTAAGAATGTATTATTTAATCCTGTTAATTTCTCTGTTGCAGAATATTGGTATTTTATTGTAGCGGTATCTGTAACACTAATGAAATTTTACCACCATAAAAGCAAACATAAATGAAAACATTTATTGATGATGTAATTGAATTTTGTACAAAAAATATAGCATTAATTATGACATTATCTGTTGGAGCTGTAATTAAAGCACTTGTAGATTTAAAAATTAGAGATTTACGCTGGTACGAAAGGGTTGTAAATGTAGTATTATCTGTTTGCATAGGTTGGGTTGCATGGAAATATTTAAAGGTTAATGATAAAGAAGACTGGAGTGGTTTTATTGTACCGCTGGCAACCCTTTTTGGCGAAACTATTGTTATGTGGACTATGACAAAATCAACAGTTATTTTAGACAGGATTTTAGATAAATATTTTCCTAAAAAATAATTTCATGAAATCAATAAATCTTCGCCGCTTCTTTTTAGTTGTGTTAGCTTACTTATTGATAGTAATTGTACTATCAATATTAGCAAGCTGCAATCCAGCTAAAAACATATCAAAGTCAATGGATGCTGCTGATAAAATTTATGAACTAAAGCAAAAATTTGAGAAAGAAAGGCAACAAATTGCATCCAAAGCTATTGAGGATTATATAAAAGCTAACCCTTTAAATTGCCCACCTTTTGAAATAAATTTGGACAGTTTATGTCCACCCCAAAACCAGACTGCAACAAATGGCACAGCCAATGACTATGAACCTATTACTGGACAAAATAAAAGCGGAGTTATAAATGGAAGTACAAGGCCTAATAAAATTGTTTATAAGCCTTATGAAGATGTACGGCGAATAAATTTACTAACAGATAGTCTTAATGCTTATAAGCTATTATTAGTAAGCAGCAATGCGGCTAATAGCGCCAATCAATTATCTTATAACGTTGAGGTATCAAATTTGGAATCAAAAATTACAAAATACCTATGGATTATTATTGGCTTATGTGTAATAGGGCTTTTATTAGTAGTTATTATTGTTAAAAAAAGATAATGGGCAAACGTTCACAAACAACAGTTTTATTAGATAATTACAATATGCTATGCAATGATATTGTAGCTAAGTTTTGTGTTAAGCAAGGATTAGATTTTGATGGTTGGGTAAGTGATGAAATAGGCAGCATAGCTATATTTAGCGCACAGTATTCTTTTAATATAAGCGATATAGTATTAGACTTAAAAAATAAGCAGCCAAAAGGGTTAATATTATCATGGTACAATAATAACGTTCAAGATATAGAACATTGGATAAATTACTACAGCTACACAAAAAGGTTGAGATGTAGTGATATAAAAGATTATTAAATGGGCAAATACTTCATTATAGCCTTAGTAACAGCCGGCTTCTTTTATTGGCTTTACATTGAAGTAAAAAATATGGATGATGGTTATCCGTTTAAATAAATTTTATGATAACAGGTCAACAGCTTAAACAATTAGCACCAAATTTAGATTTATCATTAGCGATAAAAATAGCTGATTTATTGGACAAGATTTGTCCAATTTACGGTATTAATAAAAATACAATATTGCACGACTTTTTAGCCAATTGCATTCATGAAAGTGCAGGATTTACGAGGTGTGTAGAGGGGTTAAATTATCAAACAGTAGCTTTAATAAAAAAGTTTGGTAGGCATAGAATAAGTGTAGATGATTGTTATCGGTATGGCAGAACTTTAAAACAAAAAGCTAATCAAGTAATGATAGCTAATATACTTTATGGGGGTGATTGGGGATTTAAAAACTTAGGCAACGTAAAAAAAGATGATGGATGGAATTTGAGAGGTAGCGGCCCAATGCAAATTACAGGTAGAATGTTATGTACAAAATTTGCTAAATATTATAACAGATTAAAAGGCACATCATATACTACAGAGCAAATTAGTGAATTATTACGTACAAGTATTGAAGTTGGAATACATGGAGCTTGCTGGTTATTTTGTGTAGAAAAAAGATTGATAGATGAAGCAATATCAGACAAGGTAGTAGCTATTCGTAAATCAATAAATGGAGGCACATTTGGTTTAGATGAAGTTATTAAATTAACAAATAAAGCACAATCAATTTTAACATAAAAATATTGCCGCTACTCATTAACTTAACTTTTAAAAGCTGTGGTTAGTAATTAAACATTTGGTTAAGTAGCGGCAAAACTACTTTACTTTGAGGGTAAAGATTTTTCTCATATGCAGTTTAGTTTTGGTAAAACGACCCCTGTTTCTACAGGGGTTTATTATTATGTGGATAACTTTACGTATAAATATTAACGTAGATAATTAAATTATATATATATTTGTTCTTTAAATAAAAAATATAACGTTGGGGCTTTATGCTGTGGCAAGCGTAAACTTCAACTCAAATACTTTGTCCAGCCATAGCAGAAAACCCCTTGTTAAATGCAGTGGCGGTTAATTAAACGAAAATTATTATTATGAAACTATACAAAATTGAAAACGGAATTGGAACGTATTGGGTAATTGCGGAGCATCCAACAGAAGCAGAGCAAAAACTAAAGTCAATACTGGATAAAAATGATTATGGTTTTTCCGATAGACGAAAAGCATTATCAATTACGATTGTTGCAGATGCTATTGAAAACGATTATTTAACTGGGAAGTTTCTTGTCGTCTGATAGCTATTGCATTTAACGCCCCGAAATTGCCGCAGTACGCCGTGCAATTTGTGAGGAACGAACAATTGGGAACGGTGTACAAGGTCGAGTAAACTACGGCGTATTGCACGGCAATTTTCATGTTGGACGCAGTACGGGCTATTGAGTTAAGGGTTTACGAGTTTTCGGGGCGTTGGAACGCAATAAACAGGAACGGGAATTTGAGGTACGAAAATGTAGTTACTGTGTCTTTCACCCCATGTATTAAAGGGAAATTATTTTTTAATTATAAAAACAAAACAAAATGAAACAAGGCAATCCAACAAGAAGATTTGGTATAATCGCATTAATAGGTGCAATGTTAAGCGGTTTAACTGCAAGACCTAAAGGAGTAACAGAACAAGATTTGCAACAGCGGAGAACAGTTCTTTTAACTAATGGTGGGATGGCTCCAATACCTACAAGAGTACTTAATCAAAGGCAAAAAAGAAAACGTTATAGGCATTCGCATACATGCCGTTGATTTTATGCAGGCAGCCGTTGCAATTTGCTGCCTGCTAATTTCCCTGTATTCATGGGGTGAAAGTATTGCGGTCCAACGGTAGGGCTTTATGCAGGGCTGATATTTGAAAGGCAAATGTTCAGCCCATAGGTGAAGATGATGGCGATAAAATGATGAGGATTTAGGTGTCAGCCAGACTTGCATAAAACCCCTTGTTAGTTTTTGTTTTTTTTCTGTGCTGCGGAGCATCTTAATTTTTAAATAATAATACTGATGAAAACAATAAAACAAGTTGAAGTAATACCAGTTTTTTGCGAAGATGGTGTACCAGAAATACCTTCCCAATACGAAGAAGGTAAAGTGTATATTTCTAAGAATAAAGACTGGATGGCACATAACTGCTTATGTGGATGTGGTTCGTTCATAATGCTTCCGGTCAATCAAAGCCCACAGGGCTGGCAACTTGAAGTTGATGATAGCAATAGGATTTCTCTTATAGGCTCAATCCTTCAACATGAATGTAAAGCACATTATATAATTACTAAAAACAAAGCAAATTTTGTATGATAGAGTGTTTACCAATAGATGATAGTCAGAAGCATGATACTGGCGGAATGTGTACTTGCTGCCCAAATATAATTTTTGAGAACGGAGAAATGATTGTAATACACATGGCTTTTGATGGACGGCACTTGGTTGAAGAAGTAAACGAAATATTAAATAACCCACAAAAATCAAAACAATGGGAGATTGTAAAAACAACTTAATTGATGAAGTAAAAGAAGGTGATGAAGTAAGGGGTTCGTTTAAAGACGAAGCCACTGGAAAAACTTATGCCACCACGGGTAAAATAATAAATAATCCAAAAACAAAACAATCTTTTGTCGAAGACGAAAGAGGCGGTATAACGCCTATTGAAGATTTTTTCTTTTTGAGAAATATAAAAAATGAAAATAATTATTACCCCGGCATTTCTTACCAAAGGCTTTTCAATCAGATAAATGAAAGTGGTTTAAATCCAACGATTTCTCAAATGACAGATATTATTCATGTTGTAAAAACTGACTTCTTTGATGATAAAAAAGAAGCAGGTAAAATGTATTCTGGTAAAGAAGTGGCAGATATGATGAAAGGTTCTTACAAGGCCGGTTTAAAAGAATCAACAATATCAGATAATAGCTACAAAGAATTACTAAAAGACAGAGCATTGGTTTCGCAACATAATGTCGATTTGATTAAGGACTTAAAAGCACAAAGAGAACAGTTAGCAAGGAAGGATAATAAAATCCGACTTCTTAGAAAAGCACTTACTCGGATGGTTGCTGAATTTGATACTACTACGCCGGTAATACCAAACCAAAAAGAGGCAGTGAGATACGCTAACAACTTGATACAGTCAAATGTTGAATGACTGAACGTCCAGCCGATTGAAAAGCCGCTGTGTGGCGTGGGAGAAAAAAATAGAAACTAACGAACAGGGCTTGGCGAAGGCAAGGAATATAAATCCGTCAGCTTATAACAAAAGCTACATAGTAGCACTAAAGTAAAATATTAATTAACAATGTTGAGCATAGAACGTCAAGCTGGATATGTGGTTAAATAGTAGCAATAAAGTTGAGGCTTAATCCGTCTGCCTTGCTTTTGCCAAACCACTTGTTAGCTGTCGTTTTTTGTCTAACGCAAATACAAAAAAATGGAATTAAAAAAAGCTATAAAAATTTTAAGTCTGCACAATAGATGGAGAAAAGGTGAACCATTAAAAATGCAAGAACCTGAATTGATAGGTGATTCAATCGATGTGATATTGAATGAATTTAAAAAACAAAGAAATAGATTTGATATAGATTTTTTTGAATTTTCTTTTTTAGTAGAAGCTTGTATCCCACCAAGACCAATTGCAAGAGCAATGTTTTGGGAAAATGTGATTGATAAGTATTACAATGTCTTAACATTAAGTGAACGTGAACGATTATTTGAATGGGTAAACAGAAACAATTGCTTTGAAGAAAGACTAAAAGAAAATAATGAAGATTGTTTATTATTCAATGCTCGTTATGATAAGTCAAATCAGTTTTTAGTTACTACTAATTGCAACAAAAAAAAAGAAATTCATAATGCTTTTAAATGGCAAGGGAAATATCATTTGTCAAAAACAAAATCAATAAACGAATCTTACATTGTGAGTGTTGTCGCAAATGGCAGCTAACGGTTTCGGGCTTGGCGAAGTGGCTGAACCCGAAGCTAAATAGAATTACTAAACTTTAAATTTAAAACAAATGATTGATAGAATTACTGAACAGCCATTTTGCCAAACCCGTGTTATAGGCAGTAGGGATTTTTAGCAGAATGTTTAATCGAAGCACTAAAGAAAAAAAAGAAAAAATGAGGGAAGGAAAAAAAATAGAATTATTAAATATAGACTGCATTGAGTTTATGAAAACTTGTGCTGACAATGAATTTGATTTGGCAATTTGCGACCCGCCTTATGGATTAGGAATTGATGGGCAAAAATTGAATAATACTAATAAGAACCCTAAACACAACCGAAAAGCACACGACTTTAAAGGATGGGATAATGAGATACCAAATGAAGAATATTTTAAAGAACTGTTTAGGGTTTCAAAAAATCAAATCATCTGGGGAGCAAATTACTTTACTGAATACCTAAAACCCACAAAGGCTTGGATATTTTGGTATAAAGGGCAAAACGACTTAACTATGAGTGATGGCGAAATGGCTTGGACTTCATTCAGTAAAGTAACACGACAAGTTACAATAAACAGAGCCGAATTGATAAAACAAAATACATTTCATCCGACTGAAAAGCCTGTTAAATTATACAAATGGCTTTTAAAGAATTATGCAAATGAAGGCGATAAAATACTTGATACACATTTAGGAAGCGGAAGCATTGCAGTTGCTTGTGATGTAATGAATTTTGATTTAGTAGGATGCGAAATTGACAAACAATATTATGAAAAAGCAAGTAAACGACTTGAAAATGAAAGAAGTCAAATCAAAATGTTTTAAAAGTGCGGTGGGCATTTTTTCTTTTTTTTCTTCCACAAATGTTGAAACGAAGAACGTCTGCCCTATTGCCTATAACGGACAGGGCTTTGTGCAGGCGTGGAATTAGTATTCCGTCAGCTTGGTACAGAAGCTCAATAAAGATAAAATGATTAAGTAACAACAAAAAGTACAACAATGAACGTCAAGCCCGAACAAAAGCAGAGTAAAGACCCGAAGTCGATTGCTGCAACGTCAAGCCACGCTTGCACAAAACCCAATGTTAGCAGCAGTACGGGTAATTTAAAGCGGTTTATT